ATCTAAATATAGTAGGATTCTGTGAGATTGAGCCTTATGCTCAGAAAGTTTTAAATAAGAATTTCCCTGGTGTGCCAGTTTATAAAGACATAAAGAAACTAAATGGAAGACAATTCAAAGACATCGACCTCATTACATAGAAGAAACAGAATGTGGTTTGTTTCCTACCCCTCAGACAGTGGATCAGAACACACCAAGTATGGTAAAGGTGGGGAGAATACTAAACAAGCAGAAGTGGTATGTGAATGCAAGGGAAGTATTTTTGGCAATAAAGGGGAATTTCGAGAAAAAATACGCACCACCAAGTTTATACGAAAATGCAATGGGATACCCAATAGGATGGACAGAATTAAAGGATTAGGAAATGCTATAGTTCCACAAGTAGCTAAAATTATAATGGAAAGGATTAAAAATGTCTTATAATGGAGAAAATAGTCCATTCTGGTGTCAAGAATGTAAGACTGATGAGGTACAAATAGGATGTCCATTCTGTTTGAAGGGGAAAATTTTACAACTAAAAGAGGAAATAAAATTTTATAAAAATGAACTTGAACTTATAGGAGAAAAATAATGCCACTACCATTTTTTTGTGCAATATGTGATAAGCCTATTAAACCATCAGTGGATAGGAAATATGTAACTATACATGATAAATGTATGGATGAATATTTAAATGCTTTTGAAATATCAAGTGCAGATGAATACAATAAATCAACTACTACTAACAATAAAGATAACAAGTAAAGGAAATAATGACAGAAATAAATATGCCCCCTTCATCGCAGGAGGCAGAAGATGCTATATTGGGGGCTATAATAGAATCCCCTTTACTTTTAGATGAGATAACTGCATACCTATCTAGTGACATATTTTATTATGAAAGAAGTAAGAGGTTATATTTCATTTTAACAGAAATGCATAAAAATGGAGACCCTATAGATACAATTACAATAGTTGGCAGATTATCAACAACTGACAAAGTTAGTGGCGTAACTGCTCTTTATATTTCAGGTCTTAGGGATAGCTTTGGAACTCCTAGTCTCGCTAAGAGATATGCAATTCAGATTTATGAGAAACATTTACTTAGGGAGATTATATCCCAAACTAATGATATTTCTAAATCTGCCTATATGAACAATCAAGATGTGTATAATATTTTGGATGATGCACATTTTACAATAGGACAACTTATAAATATAAGACCAGGATTAACATTTGACATCGGTAGTGAATTGGATGAAACATTTGAAAACATATTATCTAGTGGTAAAAATATTATAAAAACAGGATTTAGTGGCATTGATGAATTGTCAGGTGGAATGACTAGAGGTGAAATAACTGTCATTGGTGGAAGACCAGGACATGGAAAGACTACAACTATGCTTAATATGGTTAAGTCCTGTATAGATCAAGGACTAAAAGTTATAGTATTTAATAGAGAAATGACTAATATTGAGATGCTTAAAAAACTAATAGTGCTAGAATCGGGCAAATTATCTTATTTGGATGTTAGGTTAGGGTATATAGACGATCTGTCCAAAATGGGCGAATTAGAGGCTACTAAGGAGGCTATAGGACTAAAGTATAGTGCAGATAAGTTTTCTATGTTTGATAATATGCCATCATTTGATGAATCTGCTGCGCAAGTTAAGAAATTTAAACCCGATGTTATATTTGATGATTATATTCAACTAATTGTTCCTGATAAAAAGATTATAGAAAGACGATTGCAGTTGGAAAAAATAGTAAATAGTTATAAATGGTTGGCTAAAAAACAGAAGTGTGCATGTGTTTTATTATCTCAACTAAACAGAGGTTTGGAAACTAGGGGAGATGGAAGACCAAAATTATCTGACCTTGCTGAAAGTGGGGCGATAGAACAGGTAGCAGAAAATGTTCTATTTGTATATTATGACCATAAGGTTAATATGAATAGGTCTAAGGAGGGCGAGAATGTAATAGAACTAATAGGTTCAAAGGTAAGATATGGTGTCTCAGGTTCAGTTAAACTTGGATATGAAGGAGACAAAGTAAAAATGTATAATTCAATAGAAGAATATAGGAGTAAAAAGTTAAATGACATCTAATGGAAACTTAAAAGACAAAGAATATAAAATGGACAATGAGATACACCCAAAAATCTTTATAGGGATAGACCCTGGAAAGAATGGTGGTGTAGCAGTTATAAATGAAGTGCCTGACTTTGAGACAACAATAGCATTTAAATGTCCTGACTCGCCAAGAAATATGGCTTATGCACTTATGGCTACGATTCCTGAAAGGGTATCCTATGATAATGTGTTAGTAACTATAGAACATGTACATGCAATGCCAGGAAATGGGGTAGTCTCTATGTTCTCATTTGGGCAAAATCTAGGACATTGGGAAGGAATATTGGGATCATTTGAATTAGAAGTAGAATATGCTGGTCCACGAACTTGGATGAATCATTATGATTGTAAGCCCAATATGGATAAAAAAGATAGAAAACGCTATTTAAGGGGTATTGCAGAGAATTTATTTCCTAATATTAAAATGACATTCAATATTAGTGATGCTCTACTTATAGCAAACTATAATAAGGAAATTTATTATAAGAATCAAGTGGTTATGCAGGGAAGAAACCGTAAAAACTCCCCTGCATAGCACAAAGGGGGGTGTGGGTTACCACACCTCCCTAATCTTAATTTTTATATCATAGATATTTTTAGAAACCTGAGAAAATTTAAAAGAGTTCATATCAAATTTTGCTATTGCCCAGCCATCAATATTATTGTTAGCATTATCCGGCTGAAAAATGAAAGGCAGTTGCCCACCATTGGTTTTGTGGATAACTTGAGAATAGAATGTATCTTCATTAAGTAAAGTATTATCTGTAGCATTCATTTCATCATTCCATGTAGTGCCATCTGGACTAATTGTTTCATAATTTGCTAAAGAACTTACATCAGGAAACATATCACTATCCCGAAGATATGAAAACGATAAATCCCAACTCCTTCTGCCACTACGAGAAAGTGCTTGATTAGTTGGAGTTCCCTCATATAATTCCCATGCTCCTGCATCCCCCCACATAGCAGGTTTTGTATATTTATGATTAACTAAATCAGCACCACCTTTTGTGCGAATACGCTTCACCCCATCCATCTCTCGGCTCATTGTTAATTTTAATTCAGGAGAATGGGGCATATCGTAGTAAGTGCCTATTATTACTGAACCGATATAGGAGGATTCTGCATAAACCAAATTAAAGGAATCTACATTTGGTGCATCTACTCCATAGCCGGAAAATGTTGCAATAGAAAATCCATTATAATCTGGATGAAGATGATCAGTTGAACCCCCACTACTATTAACAACATTACTTAATACTATTGCAGTTTCCCCTGAATTTAAGTATGCGTAATTCTCCCATATCGGAAGGTCATGCCCAAGTATAGCCATAAAACCATTATCCGTCATGGCAGTCAAAGACAAGCTATGAGGTGTATTTATTAATCCATTTCCAACTGGATCAACAGGTAATGTTCTGAAAAGATTATCTAATCCGGTTGAATAACCAACCGAATCTAACCACTCCAACATATTTACATAGAATCTTGGAGTTGCTACATTTTGATAAGCCATTTACCAAACCTCCTCAAGAGAGAGTGAAATATCATATACATTAAATGCACTCTGAGTAGCCTTTAAGCTGTTATCTTTAAATTTACAAATAGCAAATTGGTCGGGGTTATTGTTGGATGAATCAGGCTGGAATATAAATGGAAGTGTTCCACCTAAAGTCTTATGCCAAACCTGTGAGAAAAAATTAATATCTGTTAGGAGGTTGTAATTAAAACCTTCATCAATTCCCGTAATATCCGTTCCAGTCTCTATGAATATATCTGATACAGTAAATAATGAACTTTCTTCACCATAATAATGTAAAAAAACAAGAGATGATGTTGTGTCTGTATCATTTGCTGTAAATATAAATTCATTGCTACCATCTATAGCCCTTTGTGCCCCTTCAACAGTTATAGACTGTCCTCCTACTGAATGTTTTAAGTCAATATCGGGGGCAATCCCTGAAGGAAAGCTAGAAAGATCAAGGGATAGATTAAAAGTAACCCTATATAACACTCCTGAAATAATATTGATAGTAGCAGCTGTGCCTGCCGTTGAACCACCAGGTGCTTGGTGGTGAAATGCATGGAATCCTGTTCTCGATACCTCATCAAAGGTTTCATATCCATTAGCAGTCGGTGTAAAACAATCACCAGTCCATGCTACTTCTACCCATCCAACAGTATAATCACTTGTCTCTAATCCTGTAAATGTGTTTATTGTTTTAGATAGCATTTGATTAGAACCGAATAAATCTCCATCATCTACATAGCTAAATTTTAAATCCCAAGTTCTTCTCCCACTTTTTGCTAAAGATGGATTGCTATCCCCAAGTTCCCATGCTCCTAAGTCTCCCCACTTTGGAGGTTTACTCCACATTGTATTGCTCATAGAACTACCACTATCAGTAGTAAATGTTTTTGTGCCATCGTATTCTCTACTTATAGTGAGGGAAAGATCTGGGGCATTTGGCATCTCATAATATGTGCCTATAATTGCTGACCCAATATTACCAACAGGGGAAGCACCTGTCCCAAATATAAGATATAAATATGACTGATCAGTTCCATTGAATGTTGATATGCTAAAACCATCATATCCAGAAGTAGTAGTTCCATTTACAACATTTGACAAATCAATGTTATTAGCTTCCGGATCAACAAGTTCATAATCGACATTGTTAGTATGTAAACTATGTCCAAGTACAGCAATAAAAGAATAATTACCAAGAAATGTAACTGGAAAATAATATGTAATATAGCCTATAGGGGAATTATTTACAAAAACAGGAAGCAATCTGTGTAGGTCGCTTGGATTAAAATCCAGAGGATAATTAATAGTCTCCAAGAATCCAAACGAATCAATATAAAATTTTGGTGTGCCTACATTCTGATAAGCCATTACCAGACTTCCTCTATTTTTAAGGAAATATCATATACATTATGAGCAGATTGAGTAGCCTTCAAACTATTAGGATCAAATTTTGCTATAGCGAACTGGTCGGGATTGTTGTTAGAATTATCCGGTTGAAATATAAATGGTAATGTGCCACCGAGAGTTTTATGCCATACTTGAGAGAAAAAATTATCATTAGTTAAAAGGTTCTCTTTAAAAAGAGTTGTCATGTTAGTGGTAGTTAGTTCAAATTTGTCTAAAATCATAGAATCACCAACATCGGTAATACTATTGTATTGGTGTATTGTTAAAGAGAACTCACTATTAATAGGAGTATCTTCCATGACTCTAAATGGTATTTCAAAAGAATACCATTCATCTTGGGTCGGAGTAAATCGACATTCTGAATCACCCCACTCACCATCTTCCCAAAATTCTGGGTGAGGAACACCATCAATCCCTCGAATCCTCACCCTCATTTCTTTAGTGATATTGCGATAAACTTTAAATGAAATGTTATAAATAACACCTGCATCAAGAGCAAGATAATGATCGGAATGTCTTTCTAAGCCCCAGCTACCACTCCCAGAATAACCATATGTTTGTACAATTTTTTGAGCCTTGCTACCAGAATATACATTAGAAGTTTCCTCTGTAAATACTTGTCTTGTGTAAAACCCTTCATACCACCAATCTTCTGCTACAAAATCACCAGATTGAACCTCTATAAAATCTCCTTCAAAATCGCCATTAGTTAATGTTTCTACAGGAATTTGAGATTCTTCTAAATATGAATCATCAAGTCCATATCCTGCACTTGAACTTATATCAAAATGTTGAGACAACATTTGGTTAGAACCAAACAAATCACTATCATCTATATAACTGAACTTCAAATCCCAAGACCTTCTACTACTGCGTGATAATGATTGTGGGGCAACTTCTAGATGATCTTCTCTCCCCCCACTTAATATTATATTTATCAATGCAATAATATCTAATATATTAATAAGTTCATCTCCAGTTAAATCTCCAGCAGGGAAATCTTCAGCTGATCCTTCGGATAATATTATATTTACCAATGCCACAACATCAAGTACATTAATGCCTCCATCTGCGTTTATATCGCCTAATAGAATATCGGGTTCAGGTTCCTCTATATCAATCTTTAATAATTCCCATGCCCCCAGATTGCCCCATTTCGGAGGCTTATCTTGCATTAAATTTGACATAGAACTTCCATTATGGGTAGTAAATTCCTTTATTCCCCCATATTCTCGGCTCATAGTAAGTGAAAGATTGGGGGCGTTTGTCATATCATAATAATTTCCATGAGAGATACATCCAATATTAAAATCTGTAAGATAACCATCAGTTTCATTGCTGGGATCAAATCCAAATCCAATCGTAGAGCCTGTATTGTCAAAATTATAGCCTAAAGTAAAGCCATTATAAGGTGAAAAAGTATCAGGAGAAAAATTTATTCTATAATCTGGATACTGATTCGGGGCACTATCCAAAGCAAATGTTATTTTTGCTTGGGCAGATGCCGAACTATGCCCCAATATAGCAATATATGATTTCCATTTATTGTCTGATGTCATTATAGGAGGGGCAGCCACATAATCTACAAAAGCGTATGGTATTCCTCCACCAGCATAATCTACTATATTAGATTGAGAAGGGTTTAATCCTATTAAGGCTGATTCGGAAGAAATAATACCTCCACCCCCTCCTGTATAATATTCTAAGCCTAAAGTTTTTAGCCATAATAAATGATCTACAAAAAACCGAGGTGTGCCTATATTTTGATAAGCCATTAATACTTATTTCCCTGTTTTTTATTTTTAGCTATATTCATCATATCTCTTTCTTTTGTTGCCGGAGGAATAAGGGATGGATTTTTAGTAGGAACTAATTTACCTCTGCTCATATAATATAAATCCTGCGAATCTTCAGTATGTTCACTACCTGTCATAGCAGAATTATCAGCCAAGTGAATATGAAAAGAAGAACCATCATATTTTGTGCCATCTTGTAAGTATAACTCTACATTATGAATAGAAGTATTTAAATTATTAATATATGGCTGTTTTAAGAGGGTTTTACTAACTATCCCACCCGATATATAGGTAGCAGATAAATCCTCACTTTTAGTAGTCATATCTTCACTTTTGGTATTTAGAAGTTCTGTGTAATCCATTACCTTGTGAATAGTTGTAGGTTCTTTTTCGCCCTGCTCATTAGCAGACTGAACTGATAATATTTTAAATTCACCCACATAATCAAATAAATCATTTAAGGTTCCTTTGCCAATAGGAAATATAATTATGCCATTATTCTGTTGAACAATAGCAAATGAATCAGAAGTTTTATCGTCAATCTCAATAGCACCTCTATATTTGATATGGACACCCCTTACATTTCCCTCAACAGTACATTTTCCATTACCATAATAAAGTTTAGCCATTATATGCACCTCCAACTATCATATTTGCAAGATTTACTACATCTAATATGCTTACATTGTTATTTCTAAGTACATCTGCAACTACAAATTGTTTATTGTCTAAATCACTATCCTCTGATAAATGATTTCCCATAAGAACCATATCTGAAATATCTGTTTTTCCATCTCCATTCAAATCACCACTACCCTGAAGGCTTATTCCACTCCAAGTTATTACAGGATATATATCACTTGACATTGTCGTGCCAGGTGCCCCCCCAGCACATTCTGCTACTGCAGTAAAACCAATGGGAGCACTTGGATCGGCTCCTCCCAACCCAGCATATAGAGTCCCATCACTTTCCAGGGTGGTTGTGCTTACGCTTGTTAAAGTACCACAGCCTGTAATATAGTCATCGGGAAATTGTGCACCATCAGGACAGTCTGCTAATTTGAAAACCATATAATTATAACAAGTATCAAAAGGAAAACAGTCTGGTGTACAGGGAGGAGCATCCAGAATAGCACTTCCATCAGCATTGTAGCATCCATATGTATGTGATTCCCAATGTGCTACATCGTGCTGACCCGAAATTCCAGCACCTAATACTAGATTAGGTGAATGTCCTCCTCCGGGGTGGGTTATTAGCGTCATCCCTACAGCCATCGCATAATTATTACCAATATTATATAATATAGTTCCATCAGGATTTATATGAACAGAATTTAATGGTAATTCACATCCACTTGCTATATCTGCCATTGAATTAAGGCATTCTTCTTCAGTCATTTCTCCTAAATTCGCTCCATCATTTATACATTCTCCCATTGGAATTTGTTCTGGACAGTCTGATTCATCACATTCATAACTGCCATCCCAACATTCAATCATTCCATTACCAGCCGGAACTCCACATTCATCTACACAAGAAGTACCATCACCATCACAAACACCACATTCGTCAATAATTCCTGATTCACATTCCTCATCAACAAGTACTCCTCCTGCTTCATGATTCTCAGTTAAATTATGTAACTGCAAACATTCTATTTCTACCCATTCTAAAGTTTTATTTGTAGAAGTTACAATAAAAGATGGATATGCTTGAGTTGTATTTATTTTATCACCATAATACAAAGCATCCAAGTTACTAATATAAGTGCTATACCTTCCATAATCTATTCCGTATGGTTTAATATCATTAATTACTTTATTAAAATCTACTATATCACCAACTTCCATATTCATATACTTTAGAGGAAGTTTAACTTTCATCTTTAAATGCTGATTTAAATGCCATAATAGAAACCATTTTGCAAATTCCTTTGCAGTATTTAATTCTCTAATATATTTACTCCTATCGTCATCAATCACAATGGTACTTTCACTATCATCAGCCTTAAATCCATAATAATCATAACTATAATCTTCACTTAATAAAACATTCAAAGAGTCCCAATCTATTCCTTGTTCTCCAATAGATGTATCTACATTCAAATGATGTAAATACATTGTATATGTATTATTAAATTCTTCCCTTGCATAATCCCAATTATAATTCAGAATAATTTTAGTATAAACTTGTTCTATTTTTGAGCGACTGAAACTGAAGTCAATCACATCTGATTCTTCAATAGTATGAGTTGGTTCTGTGTATAACTTAGGAATTACATCAAACTTAAATTCTCCCATATTGTTAAAGCGTGGGATATATGGAGATACGGAGGCAATACCTTCTATAAGTTTCTTAGAGTTTATTTTCCTATTGATTGTGAAAGCATATTTCCCAAGACTAACAGCAACCGTTTGTTCTGCTTCAATATTAAAAAATGGTTGCCCAAGTTCTCGCATTAAAATATCTCTTATTATCTCCCCAGCTGTATCAATAACTATTTCGGCAGCACCAGAACCTAAATCATATAATTCTTCTGCATATCCCCTGCCATCTACATTGACATAGAAATCTTTATTTAAAATACCTCCTATATCTACAAGGGTTTTAATATCTATTTCTTTAAAATCACCAGAATTGCCAATCGTGAATGTGCCACCGTAATGATCACCTTCAACTGTACCCTCGAACCAATCAAAATGTGAATGACCGAAAAAACGCATTATATATGTTCCACTTTGAGGGGCAGTTGCTCCCATACCACAATAGTCATATATATATATTACAGGAACATTCCTTGAGGGGCTTGTACCTAATCCCCCAGTATCATTTAGGCAACCTACACAAAGTCCATCATATCTTAAATCAATATCAGATGTTTCATAGTTATAAGCCCAATCTTCATCTGGAAAACCAAATAAACCATTTAGCCCTGCCTGTGTTAATGAGGTGAAAGAACCAGATAATACATCGGGATCATAAGTTGCCGCTCCTGCTGGATATACAAATAATCTATGAGGGAATGATCCACTATATCCACCCGTTTCGCTTGGTATTGGTAACAATACTTTATTTATAGCTATATTTTTTATCTTAAATGTTACAATATCGCTAACAATCGGATCAGTTGTAATGGTTAATTTCATAAATTCCTGATGGAAGTTTCTCCAGATAGAATTGTCACCTGTAACAGGATCATCCCCTTCAAGCCATACAGCACCAGAATCAAAATTAATACTTTCGTAAACATCATCAACCAAAGCCTTTCTCTGATCCTCGGTCAACATATTTGTCAGGGGATCATCATACTTTACAATTGTTGTAGAAGTTGATTTATAATAATCCTTACATTGGAGTATGTTATTATCATTCAATAAGTTTGGTACAATTTCTATATTTGGAGATGTACCTTCTTGTGTCCATTGAGCATCTCCTTCATTGACTGTATTCGCACCTTCTAATTCAATTACACTTAACAAATCTTGATCTATTAATTCCAAGACAGGTAGATATGAATCATCAACATTAATAAGGAGTGGCGAAATTGCTTCATCAAAGGCATCATTTGTATTATCAACTAATCCTACAATACTATGACTGTCTATTTTAATTATTTTACCAGTATCCATAACACATGGGCTTTTATCAACATGACCATATACCATCGGTATTGGTTTATTTTTATATTTATCAGGAACATCACTACCTGTAAGATAATTTTCTTCAAGTGGCAAATCCTTATGAAGTGTTGCTTGGCTACGATCTTCAATGACGAAGCGAACTTTTTCATCCGTCATATCGTATCGCCTGATGTTTCCATTAAATATTTGCATAGCTATTCCAACATCACCCGGATCATAGCCCCATATATCAATAGGTAAAACCGATGTTGTTGATGGTGAAACCCAATATATTCTACACTCTGTATTAATTAATGAATTATCGCCTATTAATTCAGAAAATCTTTGTCCCTCATAAGGGAAATTGCTAATATCCAAATTAACTGAAGATATTTTATAATTTCTCTTTTCAATATCAATGGATTCTTTTAGGGATGGAATATTTAATAAAATAGGATTAAAGGATTCCGTAACCCAATAGGCGAGTGAATGCAGAACCTGTATTGACAAACTATTGGTGCTAATAAAATAGGCATCCCCAAGAGGAACACCCTCAGCCCCCCGTTGATAAGTTCCTATTACGACTACAGGAACTAAAGCAGTATCCTTGCCCTGTATATCATTTTTGAAATTAGTTGGTAGGTCGAGTGCCATTTACTTTTTTACCCTTAATAAATTCATATTCTTTTTCCCATTTTCCAATAGGGCATCTTGCAGTTGAAATTCTTGATTTTATTACCATAAAGCATCCACATTTTTTACAATTATTTGTAGGAAGTAAAAACTCACAGCCTTTACATAAATCCCATCTCTTATTAATAATTTCTTCATCATATATTAATAGATTTTTTACTCTTTTACTTATTTGTCTGAGGTCAAATTTAGGTAATGCCAAAATCCGTTTCCTATCCCCATTCTGGAGGGGATGTTTTCCCACCTTTGTTGATGTGTGTATGGTCTAGATTTTCACCTCTGCGAAGTGCTTCTGTAAGGGCTGGAATTATTTGGTCGGTAGTAAACTCCTCGGTCATAACATTACCCGATACATTTACTGTAATAGATGAGCCACCTCCTTGTGGACCAGCAATATTAGGTGAAGACAATGGTGTTACTTGGACTCTTTCTCTACCACCTGGATTATCTCCAACCATAATCATTTGTGGACCAGCAGTTTCAAAGTCACCCCCATGTGCCATTCTCTGCATTTGAAGAGCCCCAATACTAGCAACAGATGCAGCACCAATAGTTATAAGAGACTTTGTCAACATTGCATCCAAAGATGCTAATGCACCAATGATCCCCAAAATACCAACCCCAGATGCAAGTAATGATGCAGTCATAGCAGCCTTTGCTATTTGCATTTGAACAGTTACTCTTTGGGCAGCTATAGCAAATTCTGCAACTACTGCTGCCTGTTGAATTAGAATATTGTTATTATGAAGTTTCTTTTTATCCTCAAATAATTTTTTTTCAATCGCTGATATAGCATTTGCCTTTGCTTTTTCACTTCTTACACTCTCCTCAACAGTTTTTATCTCAAGCGCAGCCTGTGCTTCAAGTTGAGAAATTTTCATATTATGCCAAGAAGTTGAGATAGAATTAAGACTACTAACTAAGGCTGATGACATTTCAATATTTGCATCTATCGTTTGCTTGGCAAGATCAATATTAACTTTTCTAAGTGCATTTTGTGCATCAATAGCAGTATTAAGTTCAAGATTTATATCTAATAAATGCCTAAGTTCTGGTGGAATATTTTTAATAGCCTCTTCATAACTTAGTAAGTCACCAGTAGTTGTGTCAATATTAATACCTAATGCAGACACTACGGTTGCCAATAATTTCTTTTCCTTTACAAGTTGCTTATCAATATATAAAAGACTTCCAAGTTCTTTATCGTAATCTTGAACATTTTTAATATGATCCCCAGAATATGTAGCATCTAAAATAAAATTTAATTGTTCATATTTTTTTACTTGTTTAAAGACTTCGTCAGATAATTTCTCTGCTTTAGTTCGTGAGTCTCCTGTCACAACACTCGTAAGTCTAAGAGCCTCTATATTATTTTCAAGTTCAACTCTTCGTTTTTCAAGAGCAATAGTCAATTTATCTGAACTAATAGACGCAGCTGTCTTAATAATAATTCCACCTACTTCTACTGCATTATATTTTACTGCAATATCCATAAGGTCTTTATGGCTATTGCCAGCAGCTTTTATTTCATCTTTATAATCTTTTAATTGCTTTTTAGCACCTTCAAAAGTATCTGATAAGTCTTTTGTTCCCTTTGACCCTGAATCAATTAACCCTAAAAATGATGGTAATAAACTCATCACTAATAAACCAAAACCTAACGGTCCAGTTAAGGCTCTTAAGCCAACAGTCAGGGCTCTAGTTGCAAGACTCATCTTTCTAACACCACTTGTAAGCCCTACAAAATTAAATGCTGTTAACTTTAATACTTTTCCCAATTTTGCCATTGATTTTATATGTTTACCGTTAGCAACAAGACTAAGTGCAAGAGTTTTCCTAAGAACACCGAATCCAATTGTAACCATCGCAATTGACTGTAAGAAATCTATCACCTCACTAGCATCTAAAGTATCTATAAGTTCTGTTAAAGAAATAATTAAAGGCTCTATAGCAGGTCTTAACTCCTCACCCATTCTTTTTGAAAGATTCCCAATAGAAGTGTCGAGTGCTAATACAGCCTTATTATAGGTTTTAAGTGTCGCCTGGTCTCCAAATTCTTTCTCTAACTCTTCAAGTATGATTCCCTGTGCTTTTGTTAATTGATTTGTGTTCTGTAAAGCCCTAATTATAGATTTTTGTTGTGCATTGAATGAAACTCCCACCCTCTTCAATGCATTTAATCCCTTAATTGGGTCATTTAATGCCTTTCCAACCTGAATAGATGTAGTTTTTAAGGATTCAAGGGTGACATTACCTTGATACATTACGACAGTCATATCTAATACTGCCTCTGTAACTTGGGGGATTACATCTCCACCTATATTGGTAAATGTTAAAAGTAGTGCTGATACTTGGTTAATTGTAGTTTCCGCAATGGAAGTTGACTTTTCAAAAGCAGCATTCATTGCGAATATTTCTTCTTTTGTTATACCAGCAGCACCACCTGTACTTTTTATAACCCTTCCTATCCTTTTTTGGGATGCTTCAAAATCCCCATAAGAACTTAGAAGTTTTCCAATACTTCTCTCTAAAAGAGCAATACCAAATGTAAATACTAAAAGTTTAGAACGAAGGACTGCTAAAGAGCCACCAAGGATTCTTGTATTTTTTACCCATAATAAATTTTGTCTATTTAAATTCCTTGTATTGCGTGTTGCACCTATAGTCGAAGCAGAAATTTTATTTAATGCTGAAACCATTCTCTTCTGACCTACGACTAATTCATTTAATAATTGTGTTTGAGTTTTATATGTATCTTGTAATTTTTTATTTTCAATCCTAGCTTCTTTGGTTACTTTAATTTCTTTTTTCCTACCTCGTTCTATAATTTCTGCACCCTTTTCAAATGCCTTTGTATAATCAATATCCATATCTTAAATTCCCTTATTGCCCATATCTGCTTCTCTTTGGGCTTTATTGCGTAATCGTTCTTCTCGTTTATTCATAGCATTTTTTATAATATTAACTTTGGATATCCATCTAGCAGGTTGTTCAACATAAGAACCAGGAAAGGGGCTTATATTAAATTCCTTACAATATAAGTATTGGGATATATCTTTTTGTGATTCATGATTCATTACAATGTTCCTACAAGAGAAAAAGGACAACTGTTGTGATACCGATGATGCTATATCAAAACTTTTGTCCTTCATTTCATTAAACTCCTTTGTATCAGTTACAATTAATTCTATAACATCTAAAACATCCTTATCATTATTGAAGACTTTTGTTGGATATTCATCTCCAATTCTTATTGGAATCTTGGCTTCATAAGGGTAAGTATGAAACTCGCATTTAAAACCCTCACACCAAGAGTCGATATGGACATTTAGTGCAAGTGTGAGGGATTCTATTCCCCCAAACGCTGATGCTCCTGTATCATTGTTACTAATTCATTCTTCTCGTCTTCTGTCATTTGTTTTATAACAGAATCTACAGGATACCCCTCTAGATTTGACTTGTAATCTTTAAAATCTCCACCCTTAATACCCCGCCTAATCCAGGCAGTCCTAGTCCTAGATAATCCACTAATATGAGATAATTCACCTTCATCATATTTCATTACTGCAAGATCATTGCAATAATCTACCTCATCTAATGTCATTTCTTTAAGTTCTACTTTTTTCTTAGACTTTAACTCTACGATTTTTTTACTCATTTTTTAACTCCTATTAAGCATGTTTAAAATAGAAAGATGTTGCATTATCGCCCCTAGCTTTAATTCCGACACTAAGACCAAGATAATCACCTTCATCCCAAGCTACTTCAGTTACAGTTCCATCAGTTATAGAAATGGTTCTATTTGCATCACTAGCTGCGGAAGTCATTTCAAAGGCAGGTGAAGTCAATGTTTCAGCCTGAACTCCATCATCACTACCTCTAGCATCTTCCCATAATTGGTCACAATTAGCATCATATTTAAGAACAGGATTAACAGTAATAGCCATTTCAGGTACTGAACGAATATAAGTTTGTGGAGTACCATTTGCTCCACTTCCACCAAAACCACCAAATACAACTGGATTATCTATAGTCATTGAAAAACTTTTTAATAATACATCAGTAGCATCAACCTGTGTGTTGTAACCATAATCACCTAAATAAACATAGTCTTCACTATAAGTAGCAGCACCTGAAGATACAGTTGCACTATAAGTACCGCCAATAGCAATTCGTGTTCTAGATATCCAACTAGCATCAAACTTCATTCTACCACCATCCTCATTAGGATCGCCACTAAGTGTTAAACTTGTAATAACGCATCCAGGAACAGCAATACAATCATCGGTACTACTACCAACACCATTATATGCAAATGTTAATGTTTTATTAGATAGTGGACTACTATCAGCATGTTCAAATGTTACATTAGATGTACTTGTTCCATTAACAGTCCATGAATTAGAAGATACAGCAGTACCTAATACATTAGACATTAATAGAGGAACTAATGCATCTGTCAGCAGACCACTTACACTCCCTTCTATTGTTGCACCTTTGCCCCAATGAAACATATCAGTAGTAGCAGTCATTATACCAGAGCCAGAGCCACCCCTTCTTTCTATTTTTACATCATTAAATGTTGGGGGAGTGACAGAATCAGCCTCAATATAAGTATAACTAGTGGCAGCAGTTCCTACTGCAGCATTGTCAATTCCGACACCAACAGATAGTTCTTTAGAACTAAAAAAACTAGCATTAATAGCCATTATTTATCTCCTTTATATTTTTTGGTTTCTTTCTTATTAGGAGCATTAACCTCTTCAACATAGCTATCCCAGCCCTTTGGCAGTCCTTCATTAAAGTCTACTACATTCTTGCTTGACAGCATAGAAGACATTCTCTTATAAACTCCGCTAAACCTAGGTATATCTGAAGCAGATAC